CATATGATGTAGTGTTACTTGGAACATAATCATCTGTTCTAACGTATGCAGGAACTCCATTAAAATTTTCTCCAGACCCACCCAGTCTTTTTAAAATACCAGCTTCTTGATGCGTGATATAACTCAACTGGTGAGGTTGCCCTTTAATAGTTGTCTGTGCAGGTAGTGATTTTAAAGCACCGTAATTATTCATAATTAACCTCTCATAGCTTTAGTAACATTTGATAATGCACCAACGTCGCCCTGACCTAAACGCTTCTTAATCTCTTCCACTTTATCCATCAAGTAACTTGTCATCTTGTCACCTTCTGGGTTCTGCCCCTGTGGAGGCATTCCCTGTGGAGGCATTCCCTGTGGAGGCATTCCCTGTGGAGGTGGCGACTGCATTCCCTGTGGAGGCATCTGTTGTTTAACAGGACCAAATGCTGATGGATTTATAGGTCTAATGGACGATAACATGTCATTCGGTGACATTCTTTATTGCCTCCATTTGCAGTTCCGCTGCATTCTTTTCTCTTTCCATTTGCATCTTGCTTGCATTCTTTTCACGCTCTAATTGCAATTCAGCTTGGAGCTTGGTGATTTTTGCCTGTAGATCTGCCTGTGCTTTTGTTGCTTCTATTTGCATATCTTGTTGTGCTTCAGCTTGTTTAATCTGAATTGAAGATTGAGCCTTAGCCTGATCTCCAGCAATTTGTGCTTGAGTCCTTGCCTTCAGAGCTTCAGTCTCTAACTGAGCAAGTTGCTGGGCATACTGTAGCGGATTAGGTTGCTCTTGTTTTCCTTGAGCTGTTATAGCTGCAATCTGCTTCATCTGAGGAGATTGTTGTACAACTTGAGCTGCACGCTGACTAATAAGATTATCTAAATCAGGGCTAATGTCTTTTGATTTGTAATTTTGCGATCTGAAATCTGGCACTGGTGGAAGTGGAACCCCAACTCCTGCTTCCATTCTTGTTCGATACAATAACGCAACATGTTCTGCAATGTGAGCAATTAATATCGGTTGCATTTGTTGAGCACCAGGATTGCCCCCCAATGAAGGATCTTGAATAAACTGCATATGAACTGAGATATGAGAATCATGGTCTTGCTCAATAAATGCTTTGATAGGCTTTCCATACATAACCGCCATATTTTCGTCAATCGGGTCCATGCGTGGAGCTTCTTCAGGCTTTTTTAGTATCTCGTCAATATTCGGAATTCGAATAGCTTCATACATACGTTTGTACGCTGCATACATATCATGCATTTCAGGGGCCGATTGAGCCATCTGCAATACAGACTGAGCCTGAGCAATTCTCTGAGCAGTGCTAAATATGTTGGGGTCGCTGACTGGGAGGACATCGATGCGTTCATTAAAGTCAGCAGCAAATATTTCATTACTGCTTCCTATTAATGAAAATGTAAATTGTTCAGGTAAGTTCTCAGCATTTAAAGCAGCTAAAAGCTTAAATTCCTGACCTTGAGCATAATGCAACCGTTTGTGAATCGCTGAAAATGCTTTTGAGCCTTGCTCGATTAAAGCAACCGTTGATCCTACTGGCGCATTCGGGTTTACATCCCCAACATTTAAATCTGCGGTACTAGCAAAACGCTGACCTGCATTAACTATAAAGTCTAATAAATTAAATAAAGCGCTGCTTGGTTCTTTGAATGGCAATGGCATAATAGCCTTGTTAACATCATCAACCGTGGCATCAAGATCGACAAACTCTCCAGGGCTGATTTGCATATCTCCACCCTGAACACGACCACGTAACTTAAAGCCACCTTGCATGTTGCTGAAGGCAGCGGAATCTAAGAGAGCTCGTAAAGATCCAGTTGCTGCTTTACCCAGACCACCAATGAGATGATATAAGCCAAAGCCATAAAACCCAAGACCAGGTAAGAACTTATAAGATATGAACCAATCTCTTTTGATTTTACGTTCGTCGTTTTCTCGCCAATTTCTCCGAACACTTACTATGTTTTCATTATCGTAATCAATTGTAACAACATAAGGAATCGCAACTTCAGCATCTTCATCTTCAAAATCGCTGTAAAGGTGCATTTCTAAAAGAGTCATTACGTTATCTTCTGAATCATCACCGTATTGATCTACACCCTCGATTTCACCAATCGTGTTACCAGATGGATCAATATCTCCACCCTTATCATCACTTGGTAGATAATAACCTGACTCTACATATCGATTGTAGTCGTTTTTAGGAATGCGAATAACATGTGTATATCTGGGCGAGGTATAGAGATCTTTACTTTCAGGAGCGACGACAAAATCTTCAGCCTTAACAAACTGCGAACATTGTCTATCGAGGTTGCTGTCCCACCAAACTTTCTTGAAAGTCTGGCCAACAAGTGGCAAGTGAAAAAGCATCTGATCCAAATCAGGGAAGTACTCAGGCATTTCTTGGGTAATTTGAAAATTCATGTATTCACGAACTCTTCGAGCTTGTTCTTCCAGCTCCTCATTTGGATCTCCAATAATCACAGCTTTAACTGGACCGCCACTAGGATATAATTCGGCAATAGCTCTGGCGTTAAACTGGGTAGCAGCTTCGGCAATCATAGGATGCACAACTGTCGATAGACCACGGCTGGCTCTTTCGTCTTCTGAATCTTCTAGGCCACCATCAGGATCTAATGTCTGTAAACCTTTTTTGTATCTCTCTTCCCACTCTGAGCGAGCCTCACGGTCATTGTCATAATAACTTATTAACTCTGATGCCTTAGAACTCAATTCTTTTTCAGACATCTCTTCTGCTAGATTAGCATAAAAATTGTTGTCTGGTTCATCAACATCATCAAGAGATGGGTCACCAATTAAAACGTCATCACCAAATTCTTCAACTTGCAGTTCGTCTGCTGGGACAGACTCTGAAAAAGGAATTGGCTGCTGTTGAAGTGCGATTGGTTCTCTAGCCATATAATGTCATCCTTCTTTTTTCTTCATAATCATCATCTTCAAAATCATTTGAGTGAGTTACAAACCACCCTTTTCTCAATCTTAACCATGCTTGAGTGCAAGTGTCTACTAAATCATCGTGCCCAACTGGGAAAGCTGCACATATGTCAATTAAATCTGTACACCACTTCTTGCCCTTTGGATAGTAGATTCTTCCGTCTTCCAACAATGCAGAACTTGCGTGAGCTCGTGCTTGCTTGTCTCTATCAGGATTATAGGCAATAACTGGTAATCCAGATTGACGTAAATCTTGTAGCAGTGACTGACCTGACGCACGCTTCTCGATTAATATTCCGTCAGGTTGCCACTCCTCGTATGATTCTTGTGCCATCTTCCTGAGATCAGGATAGCTCACTCGATCATACCACATTTCGAGAACTATGGCATTCATTTGACCATTCATCTTGAAAACACCCCAAGTTGTGCGAGCTGAGTAGTCAGCAGTTTCCTTGGTACTAAATGCAGTGTCGTACGACTGGAGAACGTACTCAATGTCAGGTAGATCCCCATTTGGGTGCTCCCAAGGAACCCACCACTCAGCCTTTAATATACCACCACCCTTTGGAGCTGGACGCTGTTGGAGCTGACCAGCAGCAGCGTAAGATCCAAGAGATCGCTCTAGGGTCGTTAGTTCCTTTTCTCCAAATCTCTTAGGCCATAGCAACTCACCTTCCTTAGTACGTGGATCTGTAAAGCCTAAAGATGACCTCATTGGAGTAGGGTGACCTATTTCGTATCGAGCTGGCAACATTAGATGATCGTATTCATCACCAAGCTCGTTTGCCAAAATGTGCCCAGTAAGGTCTTGCTCATGTAATCGCTGCATAATTATTATAAATGCGCCAGTCTTAGGATCGTTAAGACGAGTTTGCATAGTCTGATCCCACCATTCGATCACTGTGTTTCTCATAGCTGAAGACTGAGAATCTTGGCTACCTATCGGGTCGTCTATGCATATAATATCGCCACCATCTCCAGTGAGTGCTCCGCCTACTGATGTCGAAATTCTATACCCTGTCTGATCATTTTCAAAACGTTGTTTTTGATTCTGGTCATCTGTCATTTTAAATTTATCGCCAAAATGTTTTTGATACCATAGGCTGTCCATCAAACGCCTACACTTAGTTCCGTCTCTAATAGACAGGCTCGCTGCATAAGATGCGTATAAGAACTTCTTGGTTGGATCCCTGGTCCAAGTCCACGCTGGTAGCGAAACGGCAACAGAGATAGATTTTGAGTGTCTTGGAGGCACGTTTATAATCAATCGTTTGATTGATCCCTCCACTACAGCTTGAAGATGATCTGAAATTGCGTCCAAGTGCCAATTATTGTTATAATCTACTCCAGGCTCTATTGTACTCCACGCTGCTTTTTGAAATTCACGAAGACTTCGTCTATATTTTTCAGCTCGAACTGTCTCCAATGTCAATCCTGCTAAATGCTGCTTCAATTGATTCGAGTTGGTCATTTGGAATCCTTGTTAAATCGATAACGTGTTTTTGTTCGACAGTTGCTTGAATTTCTTGTTTATCTACCCAGCCAGCCCGGTTTTTAAGATAGAAGATAATTGCAGTATTATCTCTTTCCACAGTGGCATTTTCGAATAAAGCATTGGTCACAGCATCAATCCCAAGAGCCTGACCTCTTTTTATAGCTTCCGAAAATTCCGAATTTTCTGACTGATGAAGCATGAAAGTAGATGTATGAATGCCTAGCATTCCAGCACATTGTTCCTTCGTTAAACCCTTTGCCATAAGGAGTTCTGTCTTTTCAAGAACCTCTTCAGTGATTTCGAACTTTGGTCTACCGACTGGATTTTTTTTCTTTTTCATTTTTAACCTTTCTTGCAGTGGTAAGCTGTATTTTGATTAATGTAATACATAATTCAGAAAAAAGAAAGACCCACCTAAGTGGGCCAAGTTTTCGAGACAGTGTGTATATCTATATCACATAGCCAACATAACGACAATAACAACGGCAACAGCTATTAAAAATACAATCCCTGCGATTATTTCTTTTGTAACAAAGATAAGATTATCTGGTTTGTCAGTGTGAATTGTTATGTGACCTCTGAGGGAGATTGCAATATGTTCACCAGTTTGCACTGGAGTTTCTCCAACTTGTGTATGTGCAAATAGATTTGAGCTTCCTTTTCTTTTGCTGGAGTTTTCCTGCACCCATTTTGGCATATCTTGTTTTGCCTCGAAGCCTTTAAACTTCCAAGATTTAAGTATCATTATTTATTCCTTTTTAATTATACATAATCATTGCGATTACTATTGTTCCAACTATAAAACCGATGAGTGATATTGCCATTATATTTTCTCCTTTTTCATTTTATTTAATTTTCGTATAGCTCTTTTTTTAATAGCTGTAGTTCGATCTTTAGGATGAAGTTGTATTTCATCTGGAACGATAATGCTATCGATTGCGATTAGTAATAATTCAATTTCATTTTTTTCAAGCTCCATCACTTTTTCTCCTGTGTTTTCATCAATGTTTTTAAAGTTCGCTCATGTAATCTAGCTGTACCTTCTAGCAACGTGTCTTCAGCCTCGTTATAAACATCCTGCCCATAATTAATCATTGCGTCTATTACATGAAAGTACTGAGCTTCAGTAAGTTTTAATGTGTAGTACTTAGCCATTGTTTATTCCTCTTTAAATAATGAGTTACCGACATCAAGTGGAACTTCGATTGTAGTTATTCTAAAGTCACAAGACGGGCACACTCTTCTTCTTTTGACTGTTGGGAAGCCATATGCGGTGTGAGGTCTTGAGTCTTTAGCCTTTAGTTTTTTATAACAATCTGGACAATGTGAAACTGCGAGTGTCATATTAATCTCCTTTTTCATTATTAATATCTATTAATTTTGTGTCATCATTTTTTTTACCGAAAAATTTATCTGGAAGTTTAGGCAGTGACACGACACTTGCTCTGATTTTTTTATATGGATTAAAAGTCCTAGAGTTGAGTGTATCTTTACAAACGTATTTATAGATTGATTTGGATGTCATGATGCTGTCTCCTTATTGCTTTGGCACGTCATTGTTTCTTTGTCGTATGCCAAGTGCCAATCCTGTTCCAACACACCCTTGCCATCCAAAGCCTTTCTACTAGCATCTGTTTCGTTGGATGCCTCAACTTTAAAAACCTCGACGACGGTGTGAGTAAGCATAACTTCAAACATAGCCATTACACTACCTCCTTTTCCAGCATTTCTTTTACTCCATTGACTTGTTTAAGAGTAAGGTGCTTTGACAGTGATTGAGCTATATTGAT